GGTAAAACGGGTATGGCTCGCAGGTTGATTATGTCTTTGCATGTCACCAATGAAATTTGCCTAGATACAGGTATCCTTAAAAGGAATCTGATCCATTCACGCAATAGAACAGGAGACTTTCTTCTACATCTTTCCTTGCGGAAATTTATAGAAGAACCAGAGTCTCTGCTACCAGTACGACTGGCTAGTATTGCAGAGTGGGGTGAGAAAAGCAGAATTGTTTCAATTCCATCCTTTTATCACTCTTGCATACTTTCACCATGGGCTCACTTGACGTATCACATGCTAAAGACCTCTCGCGAGGCTTCAAGCGGTGTTGCGTCAGCGAACCACGGATGGAGGTTTTCTTTACAGATGACCGCATCCGACCCAGAATTGGGTTGGCTATTTGATCCTTCGATCAAATCGAAAGCTGCATTATCAGATCTAGATAAGGCCACAGATTGGGCTTACTTTGCTGCGATCAAGATCTTACTTGAGCAGAATCAAAAGGTTTTGAAGGTACCATCCTGGTACTTTTCAGTAGTTGTGAAGCTACTGACTTCATGTAGACCCTTTTCTGCCAAGTTCGAAGAACTCATAATAGGGACCACAAAACGTGGTGTATTTATGGGTGATCACGGATCCAAAACTGTACTGACTCTGGCAGGATTGGCGGCCATCGAGGCCATGCCAACTCCCCGGTTATCCGCCCTTGTGGGTGATGACCATGTCACAGTCAGTCCAGATGCGGACCGGTGTCTTGAAATCTACAGGAAGCGTATGGAGGCCATGGGTTTCGTGCTCTCTGAGAACGATACCTATGTCTCCGATCACGTCTTCTTTACAGAGGAAGTCACTGCGATACCTAGGGACCCTTCCAAAACAACAGAGGTTTGGACGATGAGAAAGACCGGTAAAGGTCCTCTCCCGTTCATAGATTACCCACCCTGCAAGATCCTCAGCGATGGGGACCCTGGTAATGGGTATTTCTCCTCTAATGTTTCTGGTAAGATTTCTCTGCTTGGTAAGAAGATCCAGTATAGCTCTGGAACAGCGTCCTTTGGACAGTTCCACTTAGCTAGCTGGATCCAAGACCTTTGCATGAGTAATCTTTCCCGGCCTGAGTTCATTTATTTTCCACCATATTTGGTTTCAACGGCAAAGCCTATACTATTCGATCATGATAACAATTTCTCCAGATTCTTGCGAATGCAGAGGAAAGGTAATCTTACCGGATACTACGGGCGACTGATGAAAGCTGCTCTCTCGCGAGAGGAGACTGGAAAGAAAATTAGCAATAATTTTCTGAATCACAGGGGAAATGAGTCCATTCGAGTTTTCGATAAATTTCCATTGGGAGAGGAATTCGAAGAACATCTAGTTCTTAAAACGGCTGCTGTACGAGCTTTCAGCCCCTACCTGGTAGGTAGACTAAGATC